GCAAGGCGCCTTTCAGCTTAGCTATTTTCATCACGAGAGTAATTATACATGATAGGCACGCCAGACCAAAAGAAACAAGTGAAGTCCTCACCAGTAGCATCCCACCTATCAAAGTTATTTGATAGGGCTTGCTCCTCACCAGGAGTTTGACCAGTCAGAGTAACCTGAGTAGTAGTAACCTGATAGGAATTACAAGGCAAACTATCAGCAGTCAAAATACGAGCAGAATTGAAACGATTTCCATAATAGAAAGGCATTTCAGTTTCAATAGTATTATTGATGCCAAGATTAGTAGCAGCCGCTCCAGCATTAGTAAATTTACCACGCTGAAAGCTCAAAAACTTAGTCAACTCAAGAGTATTAGTATAAGTTTGAGTAAACGTTTGAGCACCATTAGCAGCTACATAACCATAGTTTTGCACAATAGGAGTAGTGCCAGAAACGCCATTAAAAGTCCATTTATGACGCAATCCACCGCGCCAACCCGCATAACAAGGCAGGAAAAAGGCTAAAGGAGAAGTGATGACTGCATTATAAGGAATAACCCCTCCAGATTTGAGATCAAGACCCTCAGGATCATCACCTGAATGATAAGGCAACGCCTTAGTACGAAAGTTGCAGATTTCAATAACCCCTGCATCAGCAGTAGGAGGACAATACGTCCGAGTTTTAACATAACGACGAAAAAGCTCCCGCAACGACACAGGGACTTCACCCCAGAAAACCTCCATTTCATGATCACTATCCACATCCTCACCTATTTTATCAATAGGATCAGCACAAGTAGGGCGATCAGTAGCAGAATCACCAGTAGTACCCGACAAATCACTAGATTCACCCGACTGAGGCTCAAAGAGCTCAACAGCTTCAGTTACCGGAGGAAAGTAATGCAGATTACGAAGCTTATCAGGATTAGGACGAGCCCATTTCATATCATCACCCGCTGACACAAACACATTGATACGAATATCAGAGTCAACAGAAGGACTGACAAGGCTATTAAGAACATTAACCTCCAGGACACCATTATGAAGGGACTGAGCATCAGTAGTGAGACGAGTTCCCCCATAGTAGTTACGAGCAGTACTTGCCTGCTGCATACCAAGGAAAGGCTCATTTTGACCCCAACCAATTTCAATTTCAAAGTCATCCTCCTCAGCAAGATCAATAACGCGAGTATAGTTAGTAGCGTTATCAACAGTTGCGCTATGAGAACGAGGATCATACCTCACAAGGATACGACCTTTATGAAAGTTAGACTTAACAACTTGAAAGCGAAATTTAATAGAACCCTGCCAAGCAGAAAAATACTGAGCAATCATTGCCATAGGAGTCAAATGCAATTCAGTAGCATTAATTCCAAATAGATTAGGAGTAACATAGGAATTCCACAGAATTACATCAGGGGCATCAGAAGCTGACATAGAAAAACTAGTCAGATAGGACTCACGAGTTTGAATAGACTCAAGAGTCATTTGATCACCCCCATCAAGACCCACAGTACGACTATCAATAGTCAATTCCTGCTTAGTATCCAAAGAAAGCTTATTAACAGCGTCAGCTGCATCAACGTTTGCAAGATTACCAGTAGGAGAAGGCTTTTGCAAGAGAAAATCACTAACGACAGGAGGACGAGAATAACCAAAAATATTAGCCACCTGACCGATTTTGCTTGCCACCATTTCAGTAGCCCTTGCGTAAGGCTCAATGAAAGGAACACTAGTGAGCATACCAGCCGCCTTAGCAATTGCAGAGGCAGGGGCAGAAATAATACCCTGACCATACTCATCACCCTGATTGAGCTTTTTATTGCCAGTAGCACTACCTTTATTTTTGCTACTCCCATGAGACTGCTTAGACTTAGACTGCTTAGGCCTACCTCCAGCCTGAGGCTGCATAGGAGGCCACACTTCAGGGCCACCACCGCCTCCCAATCCAAAAGGGGGACCATAAATTCCCTCCTCAGGCGCTACACGAGTAGTAGTAGGCCCGGTAGGATTGATAGAAGTAGGCATAGTCAAAGTCCATTCAGACGCCCAAACATAAGTAGTGATATACACAGGATCATCACCTCCATTTGCATGAAGAAGATTGCCAAATGACTTATAATCCAAGACTCCCATATCATTATAATCACCCTTAGAAAGACTCATATAATTTTTAAGGAAGAAATACGGAATTTTCAT